ACCCACCCCAGCAAATCCCGGCGGCTGACCCACCCGAAGCCCTGGTGCACTCGGGTCTCAGCAAGGGGCCGTTCACGGTGCACCTCAACGGGGACATGGGATCCGGGAAATCTTACTTCAGCGACAACAACCTGCACAGCTATTACGGCGTACTTTACAGGATGCCCATCGTGACCATGCCCGGAGAGAACATGCGCGACCACCGGAAAGCCGTGCCGGCCATTTATGTGTTTGACGACGTCCTGACTGAGGACAACATGACCGAGTATATGGCTTTCTGGGACTCTTTGTCGAGCCGCGACGTCGTGTGGCTGATCTCCAACATCGCCATTACAGACACCACGTGCATCCGAAAGTTCAGTGTCGGGTACCTCACCCTTCCCTACCGAGCTCGGCGGTACCTCGTTGGCATGAAGGTCGGGACGCACCAGGGATTCCTGCGCAGGATAGGGGTCCACGGGCTAATCTGCTCCGCGGACTCACCGGAGATCACGTTGGACCCCGCCGAAGTCCACGGGTGCTACATCCGATTTAGCAGGAAGGGGCTCGCGACGACGACCTTCGTCCAGCAAGAGGGGGTTATGACGGAGACCACGAGCATCAAGGACTCCATCGCTGCCGCCCGCGCTGCGCACGTCGCATCCACTGGGTCGTTCGTAGTGACGTACAACAAGCCGATACTAATGACCAACCCGGACGTGCAGATGCACGCAACGACATTTGCTGAACTGGCCTCGGTCATTTCATCTGAGAGTGCTCTTATCAGCGCCTTCACCAGTACATCCGTGCGCTTCACCGCATCGCAACGCGCGTTCGACGCTTTCGTGTCGCGCGATGCCCGCGCGCTCGTCTACGACGGCGAGCTCGCGGACGGGGCCGGTTTTGACGCGACCGCGCGACATTATGCCCAGGTGCTCCAGCGCTCGGGGGCGCGCATATCAGCCTCGATCAGGGCTGGCAGCGCCCTCGCAACCTACCAAGACGGCCACCTCAACATTACCGGCACGGACGCTAACATCGAAGTCACGACGCACAACGTTCACTCTGGCATCATGACCATCATCCTCAGCGATGGCGTTGCCATTTCTGCGTCGCAGACCGAATGGATAGCACGCCTCGCTGGAGAGGCGTCACCCATAATCGATTCATACCCCGGCGGACACGTCGTCGCTGCGCTGACCTACTTGGACTTCCTGTCGTCGACCGGCGCCGACCCTCTGGTGGACGCCCGCCTGTCACTCTTGCGTTCAAACTACGAGGTGATGGCCAAGACGGCCCACTTGAAGATCGCGTCCGACATTCTCGAATTCGCGAAGAAGCACACGTTCCTGATGGCTGTTCTAGTTCTTGGGACCGTGGGAGGGGCACTCGTCGCCCTCTACCACGCGTTCAAGTCTGAGCCGACCACTCCGAGCGCCGGCGGGCAGCAGATTCAGCTCGCCACAGGCACTATACCGCATACTGACATGATTGCGCACCATGCGCGGGCTCGCGGCAAGACCAAGGTCAAGAGTGGCGCCCCGGACGATTATGACGCCGAGCAAATCACGCGATCCGCCCTCCGGGGTGCGAAATCGATTGAGGAGCGCCGCGATTACATCCACGGAGCCAAGGAATTTGCCGACCTTGGAAGGAGCTGCCATGACTACTACCAGCACTGCGAGCGTGAGCGCAAACCACTGCGTTACTCTGAGTATGAAGAGAAGTGGGGCCCAAAGAGTCGTGCCAATGCTCATTCGGCTGGATCTGTCAAGCATGGTCAGCCCCTGCCGACCCACCAGATCGCCAATAAGTTTAACGATGGCGCCGTCGTTGTGACGTGCGAGATCGGCAGACATACGTATACGGTCTTCGGTCTCTGCATCGGTGGCAATGAAGTTCTCACCGTAGCCCACGCTGCCCCCGCCGGGCACACAAGGCTCGGGGTCATACGCACCGAGAACGGTGTTTCAAACTGGTATCAAGCCAGGGTGCACCACTCATCCATGACGAACGAGTTGGCGTTGTTGGTAGTTGACGACCCGAACTGGAAAGCCGGACACGACCTGACCAAATACCTCGTTGGGCCGGCCGACGACGTTATAACATCTGCCATAGCTGTTCGCCCGGCCACTGATGGCCGACCACTCCAGCTCGTGCCTATGTCCTGTACCAACTTGGACGCTGTGTTTTCCAACATCAACTCAGACGCTGTGGCTAAAGTGGACTACCACGGCCACGGGATGATTTCGATCTACACGGGAGGCCAGGGGCCGCATTCGCTCACCAAGGGCGACTGTGGATCCCCCCTCTTGTCATCGGAGCCACACCGACAGGGGGCCGTATGGGGCGGATTGTACGTCGGGGAGCTTGGCTCCTCCGCGTTTTTCATCCCTGTGCACCGGGTAATGATTGAGGCCATAAGACCGGTCAAGCCCCACGCGTCGATCGAGTTAAACTTGGGTGGTCGTCAAGTCCACGTTGACCACCGGACGGCTGGGCTGATAACCCAGAAACCGGACCCCATTTTCGACTTCAGTGAGGAACTCGAGGGCATCGGCGGCATCCTGGGCTACACGCCGACATTCCATGCACACGAGCGCAAGAACGAGAAGCCGTGCAGGGTCTCCACTGGCATGGATCCAGCCCTGATACCGTCAACCAAGCGGCCGTGCCCAACAGCTGTCAGCGACGTGAAGAACAAGAGCGCCATGACTCCGGTGCCTGGTGGCAAGAAGAAGGGCGATTTGAACTTGCTTTATTCCAACGCGAGTGGGCAATTCGCTAAGAAGCGAAGTGTGGGCCGTCGATATTATGAACACGTTCTACCGGAGTTCCTTTTGTCGCTCCCCCCGTCAGCATTTAACGCGCGACGCAAAACACTTCACGAGGTGCTCAACGGGACCAACCCATCGGATCCATACTACTCCGTGCGCGGCTCGATCGACGTCGACACGTCTCCCGGAATCTTCTACGAGCACTATTTCGCGATGCACGACAAGAGGCTCTTCTTCCGCGGTCACCAAACCGCTGACGGCTGGGAGGTCGATCGGCCCCTGGTGGTCGACACTTCGCGCAAGCCCGGGGCGGTCTTGATGGAGAGACTGCGCCTGATCGGTGACTTGGCCCGTGAGGGGCGCACGCTGGCGTGCCTCGCCAAGACCTTCCAGAAGCGGGAGTTGGTGACACATCAAAAGGCCGACGACGGAAAAGTACGCACGTGCGAAACCATGGACTTTGCGTTTAACTTGTGGATCGCCATGCTGATCGGCGACATCATGGAAAGGCGCCAATTCGACCGCACTGGCCAACACATGGTGATTGGAGCCGACTTCAAGACAGAAGGCACATGGATGATGCAACACCTGAAGGAATACAACGCGGATGAGGTCTGTGCAGCCGATGTACCGAAGTGGGACCGCCACACGCACAGCGACCCCATGGAATTTGCGGTGCGGGCGGCCGGCGAGTGCGCGTTGAAGTCACCCAACTATGAGGATAAAGAACACCTACCGAACGAGATCGATGCCGCTGTGCAGTACTTCATCCGCTGCATATCAGTGCTTGGTGACGCCGTTTATTGGATCGCTGGGCGCATGCCTACCGGCATCAATTTCACGGCCCACGTTAACACTGACGGTCATTGCTTGATGCTAAGAGCTGGCGCCGCGGAACGTTATGAGCGCCTGATGGGCCACCTGCCCGTCCAAGACGTTTTCGGCACTAGCGCCAGGGCGTTCCTCTACGGCGACGACATGATCATCGCCGTGAAGAGACACGCTTACTGGCTGCTGGGGGCCGGTGGCATCGTTGACATCTACCAGCGCGCTGGCTACGAACCGACCAACGACAAGAAGGACGGCCCACCAGTCATGACTCCGTACTCGGAAGCGTCTTTCTGCTCCCGTTACTTCATACCTGACGGAAAGATCACCCACATGGCGATCAAGCAAAGCACGATCGCTAACTGGCTGCATTGGACGTCCAGTGATGATCCGGACGTCATCGCGGCCAACTTCCGCGTGGCATTGGAGGAAAGCATACAATGGGGGCCGGAATTTTTCACTGAGGTCCAGAATGCCGTTCGGACAGTCGCTGTTCCGCGGCGATTGAATGTGCGCTTTTACACGCACGCGTGCGGCGCGGCCTATCTGAAGAGAAAGGTCGCCGGACGTGAAGCCGGCAGTCTTGAATCGATGATGATCCGAGACGAGACTACCGTGGACTTAGGGGCCCAACCTACGGAGGAATTGATTTCCATACCAATTGCGGTTCATTGTTCTTCCAAACCTACTATGACTACCACCCAAAACGACAAGAGGGGCGCTTTGCTCGCCCAGTACTTGGGCATCGCCGACGATGACGGCAACGTCCGTGAGATGTGGTGCCAACGGTACTCCATGTGCGCGTGCAAGGGGCTCTTCCAAGGGGTTCCCGCCAACGTGTTCAAAAAAGTCACCAGCCTGACGAGGGAGTGCCAGGACGCAGTTCTTGGCGCCTTCTCCGACCTTACAACCCATCGTCAGGAGCCAAGCGTGAAGCTGATCGGTGAGTCCACGGACATGCTGACCGCGCTGACCGCGCTCATGGAGTGGGCCTCCGCATACTATGGAGGACCTGTCTCTTGGGACGCAAACCTGTCACCGTACGCTCTAGTCGGAGCGGTGATTGGTGACGATGAGATAGATCCAGCCTGGCGCCCTTACGTGACGCAAGAGAAGATGCCCTGTCGCAGGGCCCTCCGTGACGGGCGTCCATACGACGGGGTGCCGGAGTCTACGAATGACATGCTCATGACGCGGCCGCGCGCCATCAATGTTTCCCGCGGTCTCGAGGTCCTCTTGGGCGACGTGCGTTTCGGTGACCATGCAGCCAGCTTGATCGCAGCCACCCGATTCAACAACAAGAAGCGATTCGACTTCGCCGTGCAAGCCTACTTGGCTGGCGATGTTTACGATCCTGAATTCGCCTTGAACGACATTCTCGAGGCAGCCATGTCGGCTGAGGTCGACCAATCACCGCACAACGACCAGCGGTGCAAGGACATGTTGCTTCGCGGCCCCGAACATCTCACGCCTCCTTGGAAGCGTTACGCAGCCCGCCAAGGGCTCTTGGATGGCCGGGGGATCCCGCGCCGCGACCCGGTCTGGGACTGGCATGCACTCATGCTGCGCCGCTACGACGCAGTCAGCCCTGACTTGATGGAGGCTGACGTTTGGCGTTACGCCGAGCATCACGGTTTGGCTTACTTTGACTCAAGCACGCTGTGCTCGGACGATCCCCCGGCAACTCAGCCCACCGAAACGGACTCTTTGCTCGAGGCCGCCGCTAGAGGAGAGTGGCCAACAGCCCAACCACACTCTTCAGCAACCATAACACCATCCATGGGCACTGACCTCGTGGCGCCCATGTCGGAGGGCATGCCCCCCGGCGAGGTTGCTCCCAACGAGGGTCCAGTTCTGGCAACAGGATTCATGATGCCAACCAGCGGCCAACCGGTGGAGATGATGGCTATGGCTGGTTCTCAGCTCACATCTATGGAGGCAGCCCAGAACGTGTTCACTGACGTCTCTAATGACGTTCGAGAGATCACGGACCAAGCCACTCGAGGCACCATCCTGGAAGTCATCTCTTACCTGGACACGTCGAAGTGGAGTGGCTGGATGAGGGACAACGCGGCCCTCAATTCGTTGGCCGGCGGCAGCCCCGAGTACCAAGTTGAGATGCACGGGCCTGCAACCAACGGAGGCTCAGTCGGCTTCGTGTGGCTTCCGTACACACCCCGAACAGGCACGTTGGACATACCATCTGTCTGCCACTATCCCAGGATAGTTCATAGACTCGGCGGCAGCAACACCATAACGCTGGCGCTCGAAGATTCGAAGCTGGCACCACGGGTCAGATCCATGGACGAGTTCTTTGAAGGGGCTGGTGGCAACGACACGCCCAGCATTGTCATGTACATCGACCAGCCACTCAACAACGGAGTGAACCCGGGCACGACCAACACGATCAAGATCACTTACGTCATACGAGCTCGATTCGGGGCGCTGTTCCGAATGGGGCGCGCGCGCCGCGCAGGCCTCGCTGGCGGTGTGATTGGTAAGACACTCCGTGAGATCTGCCAGACTAGTGGCCTGCGGATGATGTCAGGATCGGGCAACAACAACTGGCCCCTGCAGAACGGCGTCGTCGTCTCACCAGAGGATTGGTCTCCACCCGGCTTTCTGACTCCCATTCGCGGAGCCATTATTAACCAAAACTCGAACTTCGTCACGACGGATGGCAGCGGTGTGTTCCACCCCAGTGCGGTTTCCCTTGGCAACCCTGGATTCCCCAACTTGATGATTCAGCACTTCAATCGTGTTTCCGGGGCCCCTGAAGCCATTCCGTTCGGACTCGGAACCTCCGGAATTAGCGACACCAAAATCTTCGCCAACCGCGGCCTCACCGACCCCAACTGGAACGTGGCCACCTACATCAACAAAACTGGCGCTAAGGCTGGTACGTGGAGCTTGACCATCGACGGGCAGCTGAAGTCCGCGGACCTTTTGCTGAAGCGCGTGGACTTCATCTCCAACGGACAGGCGTCGTTCGTCATTCAGTACTACATATCAGCCACTTATGGAGTCACCGTCGACGGCGCCACCAACGAACAAAACTCCGTTTCCGCGTCTGCTGCAGAGGCCGCATGGCGGGCCTTTTTCGCTGCCCCGACCACGTACACGACCAACTTTGCCCAGCAGTACTCGACTGGGTTTCCAAACGTGAAGAGCGTGTTCTTCAGCAACACGGTTGTTCCAATCACTGGGACATTGTCGCTACCGCCGCTCCATGCGCCAAACATGGCCCTGCGAACGCAGCTTTCGAACCAGGTAGCGAAGTTCGTCGACAAACAACTCGGCAACCAATACATCAACCTCTTGAGTTGGGCTGGGTACTTGTACGTCAACTGGACGTCTCAAACGGCTTCAACCGTTGACATCGACGATTTCGTGTGTACCAGCGTTCAAGCCGCCAATCCTGCCGCCATTGTGCCGATAACCACCGTTCCTGGCGCCACGTACGTGACGACTGCGACGAGGGCTAGCATGGCGCATGGGGTCACGTTCCGCGGGGCCAAACCTCGTGGAATGGGCGTCGACGACTGGCGCAAGCTAAGGGCGAGCGTGGCCGAATTGCACTTGCACGCGGCCTACGCACATATCGTCGACAAGCTCCAGACGGTTGGGTACTCCGTAGAGGAGGCCAACATCTACGCCGCCTGGGGCCTTCAAACCGAATGTCTCATCGCAGGCAGATCCACCGTACCAGAGGAAGACTATCCCGGAGTCGAGTTTGCAGCAGCTGTCCCTCACTCTGGCGTGGGGGCCGTCGTCGCTGGCGCCGCGTCTTCTGCCATTGGGGGCGCGGCATCGTTCATGGGAGATTGGTTCGTATCCAAACGAGACCAGAAGTTTTGGATGGAGCGGGCCAAAGTGTCGAACGAGTATGCCGCCGCTCTGCAAAATAACAAGTTGACGCGAGAGCAGCAAAACGCTCTGGAAAAGATGCAGCTGCAACACGACCAGGCGACGGCAATGATCAACCAACAAGCCAATGGCCGGTACATGCAGGATAAGTCGACTGCCATGAGTGCCAATGCAGCGACCCAAGTCGAGCACAACGCTCCGAGGGTCAATCCGGCGCCGAGGAGGATCGATCGGGTCCCTAACGAACCACCGGCTTACGACATGAACAATGAGAAGATTGTGCACTACCAACCCCGCTCTGTCGGTACCTCACCGGGCGACAGCATTTCCGATGAGAAATTTGCTCACCAACGTCCGCGCACGGTGAGCACCGCATCCACCACTGCTTCAGAGAAGGAGAGGCGGGATGCACCACGCATGGAGTGGGGCAGGCCAGTCGAGGCCCGCAACACAGGCATAACAACGGAGGCGTACAACGCCGCCATCAGCCGTGCCCAACCACAACTAGACAACGAGCCGGAAGCCGACACCATGTCGCGCTCCGACGGCGGATCGATGCGCTCGACGTCCAGCTCTACGAGCTCTCGCATCTCCGTCCTACAATAGTCGAGTGCGTTGCACTCGGCTCAACTTAACCA